CTCCGGTTCGTTAGGTGTCACGAGGAATATTTCCCTCTCCAGTAGATTCCCACTTTTTGAGAACTTTGCCTTTGCTGCGAGAAGTTCTCGAATCGTGTCGTCGTCTAAATCGCACATGAATTCCTTCTTGGCCGGTATGTCGTCGAGTTGGTTGACCTCTTTCATGGCCTGCACGTACGGCCAGACGTGTTTCCGGAGGTAGAAGAGTTCCACCTCGAGTTGTGTGAGTCGTGGGAGTATGCATTCCCTGAGACATTTACTGATTTGCTTTAAGTCATCATTCCATTCTTCATTCATAATTGGTATGGTAAAAGTTTGACTATAGTTTTTAAATCACCCAACATGAGATCGAACCGGTGGAGTCTGTACTGCACAAACATCCAGAGGAAAAACATCACGGACTTGAATAAATTATTGGCTTCTGTGTCTTCCATTTTATAGATGCCTTTCATGAGTCGACCGAAGAATGTTTTGTCTTTGTGTTTACCGGTGACTTGTTGTTCGAGTAGGGTGAGGGCACACGTGTCGTCGTTGATGCTCCAGTGAAAAAAGATAAAAGGAATGAGGATGGAATAGAATTCCAGGTAATATTGATCGTTGATGAAGGGTGCCACGAGGAGGGTGGCGAACATCACGGCGTGTAACCAAAAGATGATGTTGTCCATTACTGGTGCGTCAGAAAAAATAATGACTAAGAATAAACATATGTCCGAGGTAGCCGAGGATACCCCAAGGCTCGGATACAAGGTATGGCACCAACAGCAAGAAAGTATTCTCAAGGCGTGGGGTGAGGCAGCCGCGTGTTACAGATATATTCATTTCCAGGCATTTTTGGCTTATAAGAAGAAATATATGAGGGCGACCCTCCCTGTTATTGTCCTCTCGACCCTAACCGGAACTGCGAATTTCGCCATGAGTGATGTTCCGGAGAACCTCAAGCAGACGGCTCAACAAACGATCGGGGCGGCGAATCTCGTTGCGGGTTTGATAGCTACAATCAGTACCTTCCTGAAGCTCTCAGAGAACACGGAGGCACACAAGGCCGCGGCGTACCTCTTCGGAAAATTCTCGAGGAAGATCCGGTTAGAACTCGCCCTCCCCCTGAAGGATCGCACAAAAGACGGTGTGATCATGATCGAAGAATGCAAGGCTGAATATGACAGAATGTTGGAACAACAACCGGACATTCCCAAATCGATCCTCGAAGACTTCGATCGTACTTTCCCCGGGAGTGCGCTGTACAAACCGGAGATTCTTCAACTGCACCCGATCCGGACGTTCCCCGCGATCCGTGAAAATGTCATCATGAAAAAGTTGATGGAATTCACGGATGGAAACTCCAGAGAAAAGAAGCGATTGATGAAGGAACTGGACGCTATCCGGAGAAGCGGTGAGGGTCTCATCACGGCACCGAAGAACACGACGATCCTGAAGCGCAGTATTTTCGGACGCGTGCAAAAGGAGAAGAACGAGGAACCGGTGACCCCTTTCCACTCCGACGACGAGGAGGACGAGCCGGAGCCCTTGAGCAAAGTCGTGACGGAGACCTCTACAGAGTCTGGACGGACGACGCCTGTGCCGGATATGGAAGATTAGTGGCTATGTAAATAAGGAGTAAAAGCAATAACAGATTAAAAAGTCCCACACACGCAACGAATGGAAATAATTTTTTCTTTATCGGTGAAATCAATCGTTCGTTGAGTGCGTCATTTTTGAGTACCATATCTATTGCCTGATTAGTAAGGTCTATGGACGCCTTCATTAAAACCGTGGAGGAAAAAAAACAACCGGAGGATGACGTGAACTTGCACGAGCGCACCCTAGAGAGACTCGAGGCTTTGGTCTCCGAGGGTCACAACGTGTTCATCACGGGTTCTTCCGGTGTGGGAAAGACGTATGTGCTTCAAAAATTTTTTTCACGGAGGGAGGGTGTTGAGTTATTGTGTGAACACATGAAATCAAAAAGTAATTTTCTTGATTTTATCCGGGGGAGTTCGAAGCACGTGTACGTGGACGATTACGAACCGGTGTTCAAGCCCGTGGTGGAGGAGGTGTCTTCGGGTGGTCGTTTGACACGTGGAAGTTTGATCGTCACGAGTTCGTCGATGTTTATGCTTCCTAATTTCAAGACATTAATAATTCCACCCCACCCACCGGATAGGTTGGCTCTGTTGACTCCACAAAAATTTAGTATGGACGCGGCGATTCGGAGTAAGGGTAACATTCGAACATACTTATCGTACAACGAGGGATTTGATGCACAAGATCTTTTTGTCACCCCGAAGGACATCATATATGATCTCTTGTCGAATGTGGAGTCGAGGCATACCTCCGGGTATTGTCAGGAACATGGACATATGTTTGATATTTTCCAAACTAATTATTTAGACTCAGTTGGGGTGAACGTGGTCGGGTGTGCGATGAGTTTCAGTGACGCCGACCTCCTCGACGGTGTGATGTACAAGGAGGGTGCGTGGGACTTGATGCCATATTTCGTGAACCGGTCGCTCCATTGTCCAAAGTATCACATGGGTATGCCCCTGAAGAGGGAAAAGATTCGACCCGGAAGCGGTTGGACGAAGCACGGGAACACTCGCATGAGACATGAAAAGATAAAGACGATTCGTCAGGACAATCCCGTGTATCCATCTGTCGTGGATCACGAGAGTCTGTACTTACTCCACCTCTACGCGAGACAGAAAAAGATTGAGCACCTGATGGCGTATAACATTTCCCCGGTGTCATTCGATGTGATGAATCACTTGTGCATTCAAAATAAATTAAAGGCACGAGACGTGAATACGATTAAGAAACTCATCAAGGATGCAATACGTCTTAGGGAAGAATGAGGATGAGGACGAAGAGGTTGAGGTTGTCAAGGTCACCGGTAATGAGATGTATTACTATGGTGAGATCAATAATGAGAACACTTTGGAATTTGTGGAAAAGTTTAAGAGACTGGAGCAAAACTTGTTGAGGATTTCCGCTGAGATATTGAACTACGAACCGGAGATTCGCGTGCACATCTGCTCGGAGGGGGGTGACCTCTTTTGTGGTTTCAGTCTTATGAACCTGTTGGAAAAGAGTCGGGTTCGGGTGGTGACTATAGCCCAAGGTGCCTGTTGTTCGGCCGCGACCTTCATGCTCCTCGGAGGCGCGGAGAGGCGCATCGCGCGGAACGCGTACATATTGATTCACCAACTGTCGAGTGGCATGTGGGGCAAATACGAGGAGATGAAGGATGAGATTCGCACGTGTGAGAAATTCATGAAGATGATTCGTGCCACCTACATGAACAAAACGAAGATACCGGAGAAAAAGCTCGACCGTTTGATGAAGCGCGACATTTACTTAGAACCGTCTAAAGCGATAAAGCATTCAATTGTGCACGCTTATGACTGATATCCTTGTATCTTTTGTAAAGGCCAAGCGCAGCTAAAATTATTACAACTATACATACATTATTCAGGGACATTTCGACCGTTGGTTTCTGTGCCACCTCGATCCTTGCCAGCCTGGCATGGTTGACGATGGGCAACATGCTACAATACCGTGTTATTTTATTTTCGTGGAAATGGAATCATAATCCCTTGTGGATTTTCATAGATCGTGTCCGGTTTCTTGAATCGCATCTTCCAGTGTCTCGTGGTTGGCGTATCTCTCACCGGAGACGGTTGTTTGTGGTCGAGGATGACCCGGAGGCACTCCGCGAGTTTCGTGTTCCACGTCTGTGCGCTGAATTCTTCCACGAGTTCCCTCACGAGGTGTGGATACTCCATCGGTTCCTCGAACCCGAGGGAGTAGAGGGCGCGCACGATCTCCGGTCGGGTGCACCGGAGGGCGGCTAAGAAGAGATCGCCCCAGTGGCGCCTCGGCACGCCGTGCACGAGATTGACACCGCTCTCGAGATGAAGGAGGGCGTCGACGACGTGGAGTTGGTCGCATTTCATCGCCGAGTAGAAGAGTTCGCTCCAGTTCTTCCTCGGCGTCTCGACGACGATGTCCATCGCGATCGTCACAAAATGATGCACTACGAGATATGCTCGTGTGAGGGATATCCCCCGTGTAGAGACATACGGAGCATGTTTCCAAACACGATTTTCAGTTGCGCGCCGACGCCGACGCCGACGCCGACGCCCCCACCCTCGCCTCGTCGAAAGGTTGTGCGCACACGCAAGCGCGGGCGCAAGCCGAGGGCACCGCCCCTCGTCACGACGGGTGACGATACGCACAAGTGGAGAAAGGTTGGTGAGAAATCTTCCGGTTTGGTCTATTACAAGTGTCAACTATGTTTCGTGCGGAAGAAAATTATGAAGAAGAAAACTGTGTTGTTCAAACAGGTGGGTACGCAGGAATACCAACCGGGGTTACCCCTGTGTTTCGGTTCGCCCAGTAGACGAAAGCTCCCACCAGCAAGCCGACGATCGCCACGAGAAGACTAAACGGATATTTCTTCTTTTCATCGGGGGGTTTTTCGGGGAGTTTTTTAACATTCGTATTGAGGGTGTCTATCTTCTTTATGAGTTTATCGAGGGCAACGAGGATTTGGGCATTTTTATCGACCGGCTTCGCTTTCACGTCGATAGTGTGAATCTCGAGTATCATATGCCACGTGCACGCTGGATTTAGGAGGAGATAATCTCCGTCATCCTGCATCTCATATAGTCTAAAATTTAGTTTCTTTATAGAGATCGGGTTGAAATAGTTTAATTTACGCTGAAATGGTTTCCACTGTTTGTCCCTTATGAGGATGTTATTGGTTCCCCCGGAAAAGTGTCTCTCGAGGGGTACGCGGGTGAGTATCGCGGAGTGTCTCTCGTCGAGGATTTGCCCCGGTGTGGGGATGTCTTCACACACGACATCGACGTACTTTGCGATGTCCGTGTTCAGGTTGCTCGAATTTCCTCCGACTTGTGTGACGTAGAACTCGACGACCTTGATACCGCACACCTTGGACAGCCCCTGAGGGTGGGTGTTGCTTTCCAGGGTAAAGTCTAGGGAAAATGTATTGTTCGTCCCATTCACAAATCTAGAATCTACGGTCAAGTATTGCACGAGCTTTGGTTGATCCTCGAGACTCAGACTCATGCTTCCTAATAGTATCGACTATTTTTCTAACGAGTTTATGTCGAGATTTTTCGTTGAGGTACGCCCTCCGTAGCTTCTTACACACCCTCACGTACACCGCGTCGGTCATGGTAGACCGTGCTTCGAAGATGATATCGTTGAGTACCCGGATGAATTGCGTTTCCCTCTCGGCCTGTGTGCGCCCCCGTTTTTCGATGCAGTCGAGGAGGCCTCTGTACGAGACGTTCATCGCGTCGAGTTATGACCACACGTGGGGGTGCCGTCCGGAGAAGGTCTTCCAAAAATATACAAATTTGTATATTTTTTGGCTCCGACACACAATTGGTTTTTTATTCTAAAAATATACAAATTTTCTAAAAATATACAAATTTGGTCAAATTTGGGTGACACTAGT